TTCTTAACTGTTAAATCTTTAATTTTTATCATAGACTATTATAAATGTTCAGTAATAGATTCTTATCAAACTGATCAGAATCAATGTTTACAATTTGACTGCTGACAATTTGGTCAACACTCTCAAATGATTGTATATCAATGTTAGTGTTAATTTCAATTTCTTTCTTTTCTGCAATCAGTGTGAGTTCTCGAATGTTATAATCCGCAATAAATTTCTCTTTAATAAAACTTGCTTCTTCATAACTAATGTCAATATCAAGAGCCACACGTAAATGTTGCTTGGGTTTGATAATTTTATCAGCATCGTCGATTAACTGGCTTAGTTTTACAGTACGGAATGTGGGTTGATCGGGCCAACTGTGATATTCAGGTTGCCCATCCCACTCTAAAATCATCATACCGCGGTCATCGTCCCATGTGTCAGCATAGTTGTGCGGAAAAGCATTGCCAATATAGATCATATTCTTCTGTTGTTGGCGTTTGTGGAAGTGGCCGCTGAATCCTAGCTCGTAATTTTGAAAACTATCCAGTTGAATCTCTCCGTGGTCCGGCATCTGAACCATGGCATTCATAAAGAAACTGGGTAATTCAAAGTGTCCGAAGATGTATTTGCCGCCTTGTTTGCCTATACTTCGCCATTCATCCCCGACGAGCCACGGGCAAAGCGTGACATTTCCTTCTGTAATTGGATGATGTACAACAGTAATACCAGGAATATACTTCCCAAACTCAACACTATGGATGTCTCGTTTGTCCTTGTAATATAAATCATGATTGCCAGGGAAGAAATAAAATTTATCAAACGCCTGACCGAGCTTTTCCAAGGCCCTAAGGCTATAGTCCATAGTAGTGATATTAAGACTATTACGATTGTGGTGCCAATCGCCCATAAAAATTCCAACATCACAGCCTTCCTCCTTGGCTTTTGCAATGTACCAATCTACGAAATCTTCACAGTCTTGATTGTGTACACTACTGTTAGATTTTAATCCAAAGTGTATGTCTGTAAAACACGCTACTTTTTTAAACAAATTACTCACTAGACGTGTCCTCGTTGTGTCGTTTAAGAGCCGCCGCATGTTCTCCGGCACCAGTTCTGCTGTAACTAGGATTCATTCCATTTATTTCTAAAATATCATCTCGAATATTTTGATTGCGTTTTTCAATATTAATAACTCGAACAAAACTGTTGGTAACAGCCGCAGTAAAGTATGCAAACGGATTATCCGATTTACTCTCGTCAAATTGCAATCCAATTTGTGTTAACTGCAAAATAGCTTGTCCTTTCATTTCATCATTGTAAGTGTAGCCACGAACGTTACCGCGAGTAGCATACCTCTCACATAATTTTAACATCATTCGTGCTAGAGTTGGAGTAATTTGGCCTGCATCTTTGTCAAACTTGCCTTTAATCAAATCACCCTTCCAATGGCTCTTGCCCACACAAATTAGTTCGTCTTTGTCATCAAACTTCCAGTGTTGGAAAGGCGGAAAGTTAACTTTATCCCTATGGTCAGCAAGTGTTTTTGGATTTTTCTTTCTAATACCGTTAAGTGGGATATGATCAAATGTCATAATTCTAAACACCAAATCGGTTTTTAGCATCTTTTTATAGTCAACTTCGCAGTCTGCTTGTTTGACTTTTTCACCGCTGACTTTGCGTCTTTGATACTCAGCATCGCCTAGTCGTTTTGCCCTTGCACGTTTGGCTTCTGCTATGGTCCTGATATTAATTTTAGCCACATCGGATAAAATCAAATCATATTGGTGATATTCTGCTTCAGTAAACACACAATATGAGCTTTTACTTCTATGAATTTCTAACAACATATCCTTGTTGTTTAGGTAATTTACTTTTACTGTCATCAGATGAGTCCTCGTAAGTTATATTATAAACTACGCAGTTAATAAAGTCAAATAAATAATACACCAAAGGGGAATACTATTATGGGTTTATTTGATACAGGCGCCGGAATTGCTTCGACATTGGGCAAATCTGCTAATGCTATAGGTGCAATTGGCAGTGCAGTAGGTACAGCAAGTCGATTAGGTTCTGCTATTTCTGCTGGATATAATGTTGGGGGGTACGCCAGCGCAATTCGAGCAATAAACTTACCAGCGGCTGGCGAAGCAATAGGCGATGTTCTTGGAGCCGTTGCTGAATTTACAGACTCTGATAATGCGAACGATTGGCGTGTTAGGTTAAGCATGGCTAAGTGGACTAGTTTTAGAGGTAGCCCAGTATTGCAACCGTTAAAAGATGCTGGTGGATTAATATTTCCGTACACTCCTAAAATCAACATTGCGTCGGCCGCAAGCTACGGACAAATTCAAACAATACACACAAATTATACGTTCCAAAATTTTAAAAGTAGTGACCCTGGAACGATAACTATTATTGCACCTATGTATGTTTCCGATGCTGCCGAAGGCTTGTATTGGATTGCAATGGTACACTATTTAAGAAGTTTAACTAAAATGTTTGCAGGAAATGATCCAAAAGCCGGCAACCCTCCGCCCATTATATTTTTAAATGGTTACGGCAATTATGTTTTTAAAAATGTTCCTGTAGTTGTGAAATCTATGCAAGTGAGTTTAGAAAATACTTGCGATTATATCAGCGTACCGGTAGTTGGATCTGCCGCAGGAGAAATAGAAGGGATAGCTGATTCAATTGGCGGTACTGCTAGTGCGCTAGGCGGACTGTTTGGCGGATCAGTTGCTAGCGTTGCTGGCGCAGTTGGTAGTATTGCAGGAGGTATTGGACAAGTAGCAGGTCTTGCAGGAAGTTTAGGCTTTGGCGGATCTGTAAGTGGCGGCACAGCACATGTTCCTACTAAGAGTAGTTTTACTGTAACACTGCAACCTATCTACAGTAGAACCAGTAGTCGTAAATTTAGTCTTGATAGATTTGTATCAGGCGGATATCTTAACAGTCCTTTTGGATATATTTAAAATGGGTGCAAATTATAAAAATACAAGTCCGTGGTTCTCCACTCCTGTCAAAAAAAACTATCTAGATGTTTTAAGAATCAGAACCGTTAGTGCTGAACCCGATGATTTCCTATACGGAATAGAAAGTCAATATACTTATAGACCTGACCTACTAGCGTTTGACTTATACGGTGAGTCTGGATTGTGGTGGGTGTTTATACAACGTAATCTTGATGTACTTCAAGATCCCGTATTTGATTTTGTTCCTGGAAAGAAAATATACATTCCAAAAAAATCAAGTTTATTTAATATATTAGGATTATAAATGAGTTTTCTTAACCAAGCAACCAGCGCAGTAGGCAAAGCGGCAAAAATTGCCGGAGTTGCTGTTGCGGCATCTAAAGCAATTTCTAGTTTAGGATCTGCTTCAGGGCTGTCGTCACTGGTTGATGCTGTATCGGGAGCTTTTAAATCTTTTAATACATTGTTTAAACAGCTTGAAGGAGTGTCATTACCAATGCCTAATCCGTTGCATTCGTATGCAAGTTATAATTATATTTTAGGTTTAGGTGTACTAACAGATGAAGAATTAAACGATCCATCCGCAAGTTATATGGGAGTGTCTAGGCCAAGATTACTTTGTAAATCTGCGGCAATGGATCCAAACAATCGTGTAGAAACTGCTTACGGAAAATTTGATTTTTTTATTGATGATTTAGTATTAGAAAGCCAGGTGGGATTTCAGAACGGGGAAAATACCAACGTAGCTAATATATCTTTTAAAATAACAGAACCATATAGTATGGGTATGTTTTTAATGGCCTGCCAACAACTTGCTCTTGAACAAGGACACGACACATGGCAAGAAGCGCCTTACATATTAAGTATCGAGTTTCGGGGCAACACTGAAACAGGTCGATTAGTTAGTATTCCAAAAACATCAAAATATATTCCTATCCTTATCACAGATATAGATTTTACAGTTACTGATAGGGGTACAGTGTATGACGTTCAAGCAATGCCATTTGGCAGCATAGCATTTACAGATGCTAACAGCAATCTCACAGCAGACGTGACATGTGCTGGAGCAAGTGTACAACAAATATTACAATCCGGAGAAAAAAGTCTTCAGGTTGCCCTTAATAAACGACAAAAATTATTAGTTGAAGCCGGTGTAATTGATGTAGCCGACGAATATCTTATTTTATTTCCGCAAAATTTATCTTCAGAATCTCTAAGTTCGGCATTCGGCGACTCTGAAAATTTTGCACCAGCTAGTGGTAGCACCGATGTTGCATCAAGCTCTGCAATAGAAAAATCATTGGGTGTTTCAAGAAGTGGCCCAACAAATAACTTGCAACAATCCGGTGATCAGGCTAATGAAATAGGCGCCGCATTGTTAGACTTTGATAAAGATAGTGCAACAAGAGATGCTGTACCAGCCGGCAAAGACAGCGAAGTTTACGATAACAAATCAGGAACTTTTTTCAAAGGTAAGTTAACTATAGATCCAGGAAAAAGTGATTTTAAATTTTCCCAAGACAGTGATATCGTTAACGCAATTAATCAAGTAGTGTTGAAAAGTACATATATCAAAAAAACATTTGCAACACAAAACTTAACAAAAGAAGGATATCGAAATTGGTGGAGAATAGATTCTCAGGTTTATAACATTGGTCCAACTAGGGCAAATACTAACACAAAGCCTAAGTTGTATGTATATAGAGTTGTTCCATATAACGTACACTCCAGTAGATTAATGCCAGCAGGTAAAAGAGCTCCAGGATACGACCAATTAAAATTGCAAGCAGTAAAAGAATACAACTATATCTATACAGGCGCAAATACTGATATTATAAAATTTGAAATAAAATATAATACTGGGTTTTCATATGAGATGGCCGCTGACGGATTACAACGTACACAGGACAGCGTTAAAGAAACATCTCAAGGCGGCAGTCGAGATAATGAAAAAGAAATAGTAAATCCGTTACCAGACGGACAATTGCCTACACCAGGAACTACTTCGACAGTTGTAAAGTTTATAAAAACGCTAACTGGAACTGACAAAGGCGGCGGCGGATCTGCAGACAGTCAATCAACTCGCGCGGCAAGATTATTTCATGATGCAGTGACTAACACTCAACAGGCAATGATGGATTTAGATATGGAAATTATTGGAGATCCGTATTATATTGTACAAAGTGGTCAGGGGAATTATACAGCATCTTCTACCCAATATACTAATCTAACTGACGATGGGTCTATGAACTATCAAAACGGAGAAGTTGATATAATAGTAAATTTTAGAACACCAATTGACATTAATCAAACAAGTGGTTTATATAATTTTAAAGGTTCGGCCAGTTCTCCGGTAACACAATGGAGTGGACTATATGCTGTTACTGATATTATTAGCACCTTTAGAGACGGACAATTTAAACAAACATTGAAAGGCATGAGAAGACCATTGCAAGAGTTGCAAGAAGAGGCTAGCCCAAGTCAAACATTCGGAACAATAAATGAAGCTAAACCCAAAGCCGCTGAAGTAGCCAGCGAAGATTCATATGACTTCTGAAAATAATTTTAATTATTCATCTACTGGATCGCCAGACGCCCGCCCGGGCCCGTTTTTAGCAACAGTAATAGGTCATCAAGATCCCACTTACATGGGCACTATTGAAGTTGAGCTATTAAGACCAACTGGTAACACAAGTAATGAAACTTCAATACATCAAGTAAAATATATGAGTCCGTTTTACGGAGTTACTTCAGCAAGCCATCTTGGCGAAAATAATGATTTTGGCAGTACACAAAAAAGCTACGGCTGGTGGGCAGTTCCTCCCGATGTAGGTACTACGGTAGTGGTAATGTTTATTGACGGAGATGCACGTCGAGGATACTGGATTGGGTGTGTGCAAGACGAAGGTATGAATTTTATGGTGCCTGGATTAGCTGCCACACAAAAAGTTGTTGGAGATGCTGAAGCAGACAATGCTGGTAGTTATGGCAGAGTTCCGGTGGCCGAATACAATAAAAAAGTAAATGATTTAAAAGATCCAGACGTCACACAATTAGAAAAACCCAAGCATCCATTGGCAGATGTGCTAGATAGTCAAGGATTATTGTTTGACGACATTAGAGGAATTACCACAAGCAGTGCTAGACGAGAAGTTCCTAGTATGGTATTTGGTATATCAACACCAGGCCCGGTTGACAAAAGAGACGGTGCTCCTAGAGGACGTATTGGAAAAAAAGAATGGAAAATTGACAATGCGTTTGTAGGCAGACTAGGCGGCAGCACATGGGTCATGGACGATGGCGATGCTAGATTTTTACGAAAGAAAACAGCAAGCGAAGGGCCTCCAGAATATGCATCTTTGGAAGACGGTGAAACTGACGGCGATGTGGAAATTCCGCATAACGAATTAATTCGGTTAAGGACTCGCACCGGCCATCAGATCCTGTTACACAACAGCGAAGATTTAATTTACATTACCAATGCTAGAGGTACTGCATGGATTGAATTGACCAGCGATGGCAAAATTGATATTTTTGCACAAGACAGTATCAGTATCAAAACTGACAAAGATTTGAATTTATATTCTGGCAGAGATATCAACATAGAAGCAAAACGTAATTTCAATGTCAAAGTACATGAAGAAATGCATACTCATGTGGTTAAGGATCATATTTTAATTGTAGATGAAAATCAAAAAATTCATGTAAAGATGGATGTTGACAAAACATACGATCAAAAATACACACATCATGTCAAACAAGATGTAAACACCCTGTTTGACAGTGCTTATAAACATAAAGTGGGCGGAGCTTTTGACTTGAACATTGGAGGTCATAATTTTCAAACTTCTGGCGGAAACATGGAAGTTAAAGCAGCCAACACTACAATATCTGGCGGCAACATTAATCTTAACGGCCCAGCGGCATCTACTGCCAGTGAAGCCGCTGAAGCGGTATTGCCCCAGCGTTTAAAACTACATAAACTTTCTATTGAAACTGGCGAGTATGACGAAGAAACGTTGCCACCCACTATCATGCGTAGGGTAGTTACCACAGAACCTTATGTGTATCATGAAAATGTAGACCCAGTCAAAGTTAAATCAGCTGAAACTGACAGAGACATTGACGGCAGATATGAGGACACTGACGAAGAACAAACAGCAGAGCAAAGCGACTTCAGCGAAACCATGTTGGAACCTCCTGAGCTATGGAAAACTTATTCAACAGCCAGTGACACATTTAAAACAATTCCGCCACAGGCACCCCCAGAGGAGCAACAATAATGAGTTCAAATGCAAATTTATATAAAAAAATAACCTTGCCGGCAGCAAGCCAGCCTGATAATCTAGGCGAAAAAAAATACAAAGGGTTTAGTACAGTTAACACTAATACGGAAAATTATAATCTTTATGATTTTGAATTAATCAAACAAGACTTGTTTAATCATTTTTACACACGTCAAGGTGAACGATTAATGCAACCTGAGTTTGGAACAATTATCTGGGACTTGTTGTTTGAGCCATTAACGCCTGAAATAAAAAACTTAGTTTTAGAAAACATCAATCAAATAGTCAATTACGATCCGCGAGTCAAGGCAGAAAACGTTACAGTAACCACGTATGACCAGGGCATACAGGTACAATGCACGTTGATATTTTTGCCTTATAACATTTCACAAACCCTACAGTTAAGATTTGATCAAGCCAACGGTCTACTAATGCAGTAAAATACGCAGTTAATCTTTGAAAATAAATACAATACTAGGATAAAATATGAGCTCCATTGATAGACAAAATAACTTGCTAATTACTGAAGACTGGAAAAAGATTTATCAGTCGTTTAAAAATGCTGACTTCCAAAGTTACGACTTTGAAAATCTTCGCAGGACTATGATTACCTATTTGCGTACAAATTATCCTGAAGATTTTAATGACTATATTGAGTCCAGCGAATACCTTGCCCTAGTGGATCTTATTGCATTCTTGGGCCAAAGCATAGCTTTCCGTGTTGACTTAAATGCTCGTGAAAACTTTTTAGAACTGGCAGAGAGACGAGACAGTGTTCTGCGCCTAGCTAGATTAATCAGTTATAATGCTAAACGTAATATTCCAGCTAAAGGGCTATTAAAGTTTACTACAGTTCGAACTACTGAAACTGTAGTTGATAGCAATGGAAGAAACTTAGCAGGTCAGGTTATTACATGGAACGATCCGTCTAATGCCAATTGGTTAGATCAGTTTAATAAAGTTATAAATGCGGCCATGCCCGCTACCCAACAGTTTGGAAATCCATCGGCCAAAGCAGATATTTACGGAATTCCAACAAGTCAATATAGATTCCAAGGCGCCAATACGGATGTGCCAGTTTATGCTTTTTCAAAATCAATAGCAGGCAAGTCTATGAATTTTGAAATTACCAGTACTACATTCAGCGGCGAAGAATTCATTTACGAAGAAGCTCCAAAAGTAGGCAATAGCCCTGCTTGCATTTACAGAGATGATGGCAAAGGTGCCGCTAGTATTAACACTGGATTCTTTTTTAATTTTACACAAGGTACATTAAATGCTGGCGCATTTACTATTAGTCAACCTAGTACAAATGAAAGTATAGACATTGCAACACAGAATATTAATAATACAGATGTCTGGTTGTATAGACTAGATCAGAACGGAGCCGAAGCAGAACTATGGACAAAAATTCCAGAACTTACTGGAAATAATGTTATCTATAACAGCCTTAATAAAAGTATAAAAAATATCTATGCTGTAGTTACAAGAACAGGTGATGCTGTTAGTTTAGCATTTAGTGACGGCACGTTTGGAACGTTGCCGTTGGGAGATTTTAGAACATATTATCGTATCAGTAACGGCCTCTCTTATATTATAAATCCTGCTGATATTAGAAACATTTCTATATCTATTCCTTATACTTCTCGCAAAGGTCAAACAGAAACATTAACAGTTACATTAAGTTTAGTAAGCACTGTGTCTAATGCAGAAGCTAGTGAAACTAATGCATACATTAAAGCCAATGCATCAGCAACTTACTACACACAAAATAGAATGATAACAGCAGAAGACTACAATATTAGTCCGTTATCAGTCAATCAACAAGTTGTTAAAATTAAATCGGTTAACCGAACATCCAGTGGCATTAGTAGATATTTTGACCTTAAAGACCCTACTGGAAAATACAGCAGTACTAATTTATTTGGCAACGACGGCATTATATTTCAAGAGTCTTATACATTGCCTATTAAATTTAAATATGCTACTAAGGTAGATATTGAAGGAATAATTTATAATACAATTGTTGATATTATTAAAAATGCTGATTTAAGAAATTTTTATTATTCAAATTTTATTAACTTTTTATCTACAAGTTTAAACATTGTATGGTATAATAAAACCACTGACACAACTTCTAGTACTGGCTATGTTGGCGAATTAAACGACATCCGTCCTTACCCAGTAGGATCTTTTACGTCAACAGATTTAAAATATTTAACAGCTAATTCTTTAGTAAAATTTACAGCTCCTACTGGTTACTATTTTGACCTTAATAATTTAAATGCATTAAAATTAGGCGATGCTACATTATCAGGAAGATCAAACTATGTATGGGCACAAGTTGTATCTGTTAATGCAAACGGTACTGCCGCCGGAACAGGCACACTTTCTAGCGGACTAGGTCCTATTACTTTAAATCAAGTTATTCCTTCAACTGCACAAATAACTCAGATTATTCCTAAACTATCACTGTCACTATCCAGCTCTGTAATTACAACAATGATAGATCTGATTTATAGTAACAGGCCATTCGGATTGCGATACGATGCCACTGATCAAAATTGGAAAATAATTTTTGAAAATAATTTAGATTCAACATCTGTATTCAGTTTGTCTAATCAAGGCAGTATATCTAATCTTAAAAACGATGCTAGCTGGATAATGTTGTTTACTACTGACAATGATTTTTATACAGTTACAACTAGACTGTTACGATATGTATTTGAAAGTGACGACGAAATACGATTTTTCTTTGAAGATAATGAATCTGTCTATGATAGTACGTCTAATTCAGTTATAAAAGATTCGATCAACGTATTAAGTATAAACACAAAACCTGGATTGACAGGTAAGCCGTTTACACAAGATTTAAAGTGGGATATTGTATCTTCGTTTAACGGACTAGACGGGTATGTTGATAATAAAAAAATAGTAGTATCATTCCAAGATTCGGATAATAATGCCATAGTTGATAACCCTCAATTATTCCTTGACATTGTTGATTACCAAAATATTCAAAATTCTTTTATAGTACAAGAAAAATACGCTATATCAGCTGGACAAAATGATTATCGTTATAGAAATAATTCTGATAACAAAGTGAGATTTTTTGCAACTCAAAGTAATATTGGCTCTTTGTCGCAGTATACAGACGGACAATACTTTTATTTTGCGGATACTGGTGTAGTTAAACAATTAAATTTAACAAAATCTTTATTAGTGCCGACTTTAGATTACAAAGTATATGTTGGAAGAGATAATTTAAAATTTCAATATATTCACAGAGCTGATTATGAATCTAGGATAGATCCAGGTGCAAGTAATATCATGGACATTTATGTGCTGACCAAGAGCTACGACACATTATTCCGTCAATGGCTAGATGGTTCTACAACTGTTAAACCATTACCTCCAAGTTCAGCAGAATTATACAACTTAATTGCTCCAAAATTAAATTTAATTAAGTCAATCAGCGACGAGATTGTTTATCATCCAGTTACATATAAATTATTGTTTGGAGCATCTTCAACAATTGATTTACAAGCCAGTTTTAAAGTAACTAAAAGTTTAAATTCTGTAGTTTCAGATAACGATATTAAATCGCGAACAATAACAGCGATTAATCAATTCTTCACATTAGACAATTGGAATTTTGGAGATATATTTTATTTTACAGAATTATCAACTTATGTAATGACACAGCTTGCTCCTGATATTACCAATTTTATCATTGTGCCGCGACAAGACGGATCTTATTTTGGTAGTTTATTTGAAATAAAATGCCCAAGCGATCAAATTTTTATTAGCAGTGCAACTGTAGACGACATTGATATAATTACTGGAATAACATCAGGTAATATAAAGTCGGTAACTGGACAAGCACTTAGTTCAATATCATCACAAAACACAACTAGTTCAACATACGGAAATATCTAATGACTGATTTTACAAATCCATCGGGATCTAAAGGACTTAGCGTAAATTTAATACCTAACTTTTTTAAAACAGATGCTAATAAAAGATTTTTACAAGCAACAGTGGACCAGCTTGTCACCCCGGGTACTGTTAAAAAAGTTAACGGATTTGTGGGCAGACAGTATTCAAAATCAACTACTGGTACGGACTTGTTTGTTGAAGCTCCAACCTTGTCTCGACAAAATTATCAATTAGAGCCAGCACTAACTGTTCAAGATACATTAGGTAACAACACCTTTTTTAAAGATTATATTGATTACATAAATCAATTAAGTGTATTTGGCGCAGATGTATCAAATCATGCAAGGCTTAACAAGCAAGAATTTTATTCTTGGAATCCACACATTAATTGGGACAAATTTGTTAATTTTCAAAATTATTATTGGTTATCTTATGGCCCCGATACTATTAAAATATTTGGCCAGCAACTAACAGCACAAAGTACTTACAAAATTGCATTAGAGTACCAAGGGCAAAATAATCAGTATGTGTTTACTCCAGACGGACTAACACCAAATCCTGTAATTAAATTGTACAGGGGACAAACTTATAAATTTGTTGTATCTAGCCCAAGTAACCCGATTAGCATAAAAACTGCAAGGTCGCTAGGTATTGATGACAGATATGTGATATCAGGTATCGATGCCTACGGTGTTGAAACTGGTGTAATAACTATAACTATTCCTATAAATTCTCCAAATGTTTTATATTATCAAAGTGAAACTGATATAAACCTAGGCGGAGTCTTTGAAATATACAACATAGATGAAAATTCTTTTATCAACGTTGGAACAGAGATCTTAGGTAAGGTTAACTATACCCTAAGCGACGGAACTAAATTATCTAATGGTATGAAAGTGTCGTTCGGCGGCCAAGTTTCCCCTATTGAATATGCAACAGGCGAATATTATGTTGAAGGAGTAGGTACCGCTATAAAATTGATTGAAAAATCAATTTTGGAAATTTCTACAACCTATACACAATCAGAAACATTGTTATTTGATGCCAATCCTTTTGACACAGATGCATTCAGCGACTCTACTGGATTTGCAAAAACATTGGATTACATGGTTATTAATAGGGCAAGTCGAGATCACAACCCGTGGAGTCGATACAATCGCTGGTTTCATAAAGATGTAATAAATGCCAGTGCAACATTTAATAAAACAATTGCCTCATTGGATCAAAGTCTTAGAGCTGTTCGACCTATCATTGAATTTGATGCAGATTTAAAATTATTTAATTTTGGTACTGATGCAATCCTTGACATTGACTTAGTTGATTCGTTTACTACAGATGCATTTTCAACCATCGAAGGTAGCTTAGGGTATAGCATTGATGGTATCAGTTTATCAGCAGGACAAAAAATATTATTTGTATCAGATACAGATAGATTAGTTAAGAATAAAATTTTTAAAGTAGAGTTTATAGATGTTAAGCATTTATCATCAAATTCAAGACAAATTCATTTAGTTGAATTACACACGCCAACTGACAACGAAGTAGTACTAGTAAAGCAAGGAATTGCTAACCAAGGGTTAATGTATTGGTTCAATGGCAACACATGGACACCTACTCAACAGAAAACTAATACTAATCAGTTTCCGTTATTTGACGTAGTTGATGTAGAGGGTATTAGTTTTAGCAATACCAGTAAGTATGACGGAACTACCTTTAAAGGAACACACTTATTTTCTTATAGAGTTAATCCAGCTGGTGTAGTTGATACTAATCTTGGATTTGCGCTATCTTATAAGAATATAGAAAATATAGGTGATATTGTTTTTGATTTTAATTTTGATACTGATACATTTTCTTATAGAGAATCTATCAATATTATAGACGTTCCAGTTAAAACTGGGTACTTGCTTACAAAAGATTATGCAGGAACCGCAGTTTATCAAAATGCTTGGGAAACCTGCATAGCACCTAATGTTCAAGCTGGGATAAGAATTTATAAAAATTCAAATCAAACAAATAATTTTAAAGTGGACATCTTTGACGATGTAACTAATTTAAGCGATTTAACAGTACACATATACATTAACAGTCAAAGAGTTGCATCCGATCATTGGATGTTAGTGGATGCTCCTGACTATAAAATTGTTAAACTCAAAGCCGACATATTGGAAACAGATGTATTAACAATAAAAACCTATGCATCTCAACCAATAAACACTAATGGCTTTTATGAAATTCCATTAAACTTGCAACATAATCCTTTGAATAGCGGATTAACAACATTGACACTTGGCGAAGTAATTGATCATGTGGACAGTATAGTTGACAGTATCTATGTAATTGACGCTGATGCAATAGAAGAAACTGATTTTACAAGAACTCTTACTTTTATTGGAACATTTCCAGGCGCAAGTAACTTACGAGACCTTGGTAACATAACTCAGTTCGGTACTAAATTTGTACAACACAGTAGTCCTGCAAGTATTTCATTGTATCATATCACTACGGAAACTAACAATGTGATACGAGCAATACAGGAAAGTAGAGACAAATATATTCAATTTAAAAAGAATTTTTTAGCAGTTTCATTAAATTTAGGAATTGAAACAACACCTTCTAAACAAGTTGATTTGATATTAGAACAAATTAACAAAGACAAATCTAAAACAGATCCGTATTATTTTAGCGATATGGTTCCTTATCGTGCCGGCATAAAAACAGATATCGCAGTTGTTGATCCTCGAATAAAAACGTACCCATTAAAAACAACGTTTACATTAAACACGCTATCTAACAAAGCTGTTATTGTTTATGTTAATGATTTACAATTAATTTATCAATCAGATTATTATTTTAATGACCAAGGATTTGTTGTTATCAATCATGCATTAGTTGAAAATGATATTATATCTATTACTGAGTATGCTAGTACAGACGGCTCGTTTATTCCAGAAACTCCAACTAAATTAGGCATATGGCCAAAATACAAACCGATGCTTTATTTGGACACCACATTAGTGACTCCTCGTTGGATGATTCAAGGCCACGATGGCAGTCATGTGCTTGCATACGGGACATACGGCACCAACGGTGTTGCCGATTATCGAGATGCAATCATCTTGGAATTAGAAAAACGAATTTTTAATAATATCAAAGTAGAATACAATACAGAAATTTTTGATATTGCAGAACTATTACCTAGCTATAACAGACCTGGCGATTATTCTAGAAAAGAATTTAATCAAGTATTAGCTCCTTCGTTCTACCAATGGTCTGCTTTAGTAGATAGAGATTTTACAAAACCGTTAAGCTTCGATAGAAATAATCCTTTTACTTTTAAATATAGTTCATTTAGTACTCCTGACGGACAAGAGACTCCGGGTTATTGGCGCGGAATTTATCAGTGGATTTATGATACAGACCGTCCAAATCTTTGTCCTTGGGAAATGTTAGGATTTAGTATTGAGCCAAGTTGGTGGCAAACTTTGTACGGTCCTGCACCGTACACCAGCGATAATCTTGTGATGTGGAAAGACATATCAGAAGGCTTTGTACGCAATCCGGCTGTCCCAGCAGTTCAATTAAAAAAATATATTAAACCTTTTTTATTAAAACACTTACCTGTAGACTCAGTAGGTAACTTAGTTAATCCGTTAGTATCTGGATTCATTAAAGGAACAATAACTGCCCACTCTCAAACAGATTTTATATTTGGAGATGGCAGTCCTGTTGAAACTGCGTGGAAAAGAAGTAGTCATTATGCGTTTAGCGTCCTACTAACAGCACTACTGTTAAAGCCATCAGATATTTTTGGAAAATTATTAGATAGGTCTAGAATAACAAGAAATCTTTGTGGACAATTAATTTATAAAGAAACTGGCTTGCGAATCAAATCTAATGACATTAAATTGCCAAGCATTTATTCTAGTTCTGACCGTGTGCAAACATCGGGTATTATTAACTATATTGTAAATTATATTCTAAGTGATAATTTAAAATCGTACGATGATTATATTTACGAGTTAAGTTATATCAATACAAAAATAAGTCATAGAGTAGGAGCATTTACATCAAAAGAAAAATTTAAATTATTGTTAGACTCTAAGTCTCCGTTGTCAACAAGCAGTGTGTTTGTGCCGCCTGAAGATTATACAGTAATTTTAAATTCTTCTTCACCAATAAAGAAATTAACTTACAGCGGAGTTATCATTAGTAAAATAGCTGATGAATATGAAATTAAAGGATATAGTAGGACTGTTCCTTATTTTAAATATTATCAATATCAGCAATCTGGAGCCACTATAAATATTGGCGGCATTTCAGAAAATTTTGTTGCATGGACATCGGGCGAGAAATATGCAATAGGTACGCTAGTTAAGTATAACAACAAATATTTTAGATCAACAGCAACGCATACTAGTGCAACTACCTTTGACATATCACTCTATCAATCGTTGCCACGTTTGCCAGTAATTGGCGGCAGAGATGCAATACTTAGAAAATCATGGGATAAGTCTAATGTTAATGTAGCTTCTTATGGTACTAAATTTAGCGCAATACAAGATGTGGTTGATTTTCTACTAGGGTACGGCGAATATTTAAAAGATCAAGGATTTATATTTGATGAATTTAATCCTGTATTAAAAGCAGTTACTAACTGGGAAACTAGTGCAAAAGAATTTTTATTTTGGACGACACAGAATTGGTCCAACGGTCAAGCCAAATGGAAAGATTGGATTCCAGGCATACGTCTGAAATATGGTGACATTGTTCGTTACAACGGAGATTACTATAAATCCAACAAAGATGCAACCTCTAGTATATTTTTAGAATCTGCATTTACAAAACTTGACGAATTAGCTAGCAATGGCGCCGCCGCAATAAGTTTAAG